GAGAGATCGATACTGGCTACCGAGGCGATTGCAGTGTAAAGATGTATAATTTCTCTAATGTAAGTTATAAATTTAAGAAAGGTGATAAAGTAGCTCAGATCAAGATTGAGAAGAATTATGATACTACTGTTGAATGGGCTGATGAAGTCGAGGTAGCTGAACGAGGTGAAGGTGGATTCGGATCAACGGGTAAGTAATAAAAGCCTAGTAGCAGTTATTTTCTACCTAGTCTGCCTTCAGCTATACCATTACTAAACCAATGTAACATAGCACTAAGCAGTGCGTCAGGCCCTGTACTACCGAACACAGCTTGCAAGTCTGGATTTAAATCGAGGTAATCTTGAGCCATAAGATCAGCATAAAACTGCATATATAAATAAGGATCAAATTGATTCGGTCAGGTACCGTTATAATATTGGTAAGTAATACCAGCACCGTGTAATGCTTTTAGCTCTGGGCTCGCAGATGAATTCAGCATTGACGGTGCTGAAGATTTAATATCAGGGTATGTATTAGTACTACTCGTTTGTATAATTTGCAACTCTTTTTGAGACTGAACAGTGATGCTATTAACTGCTATACCGTCCATATTAACTGATACTAGGCTACCTTGCGAATCTATATTATTAAAAATTAAATTTTCTGCTGGTAAGCTAGTAGCTGGCGGAGGAACCCGTACCCCAATAACGTTAAAGACAGCGTCATATGGCGGGTAGCTACCGCGCACAGTACCGCCTGGTAAGTAAAATTGCATTAAAGTAGGAATGGTGCTTGAGCTCCAGTCAGACCATACATAAGTCGAGCTTTGATTGGATTGGTTATAATAGACACGATATTCAATCACCTCACCTTTATTGTTTGTTTTTAAATCTATATCCGTGACGAATGGGTTAGAACCATCCCAGAGCTCTTCGGTATCAACAACAGCTTCAGTTCGCATTAAAGAATTCTCAGCATAACCAATACCCCTGTCTACTATTTCAATTGTATGTCCCGTTGTGAGCACCCAGATGGTCGAGGAGACGCGCCTCAAATCCCAGAGCCAATTCTTAGCTACAAACTTCACTGGTCTACTTTTCACCGTAAATGAGCTGTTACTGGCAAGGGCTTCTGCTTCTGTTAATGCATATACATCTACTCTTGTTAGCTTATCACTGACTGTTGGTAGGTTATCTTGAGCACCAAATCTATAATAAATAGGAGCTAGTGGCGTATAGTTAGTATTTATTGTAACTGATATTTGCTCACTAGTATTATCGGTTACGTTTGTGATGGTAATAAGTTTACTACCTCTACTCAACGCGGTAAATGATATAGTAACAGATGACTCACCGGCAATGTTTGCAGTTTTAGTATTACCATCTAAATTAACTGAAAATGTAACAGCATCGATGAAATCGTTTGAAATAGTTACATTTACGCTACCGTTATTATAATCAGCATTATATCTGGTCACTTGAGTACCTCGACCGGTTATAGTAACCTCGCGGCGGTTATATAACGGTAGATTTATATTTGTTAATTGTGTACCCGGCGGAGTTGTGTATGACTCATTATACGAATAACTCGCCGCCTTAGCTTGAATTAAATTAATAGACTGTGGATTCGGATGTAACATACTTTCATTACCGTTAATAACAGTAGCAATAATACCAGTATCCGATGCTACATCAAAATTTAACTCGCCTCCGGATTGATACGTATCGAATGAAAATATAGGAGCTAATGGCCATACATGATTATATCCTAACATCATCTTACTAACTTGATTTGTACCTCTATATGCGTTGGATATAGATGCATTAGTAAAAGCGGGTGATAACATATTAATATTTATAAGTCGGTGTTGATATAGTAAGGAACATCTTTATAATAGTAATATGTTCGATAGCCTGTTTACAGAAAAGTATAGACCTAAAACGTTAACTGATTTAGTATTATCTGATAGTAATAGAAAGTATTTTGATTCTATTACTGATGAGATTCCTAATCTGTTATTCGTCGGTACCCCAGGTATCGGTAAGACTACTTTAGCGCGAATATTAGTTAATGATATTCTAGAATGTCAGTATTTGTATATTAATGCATCTGATGAAAATGGTATCGATACTATTCGCTCTAAGGTAGTTGGCTTTGCGCAGACTAAGTCTCTCGACGGTAAAGTAAAGGTTGTTATACTTGATGAAGCAGACGGTATCACCATTGATGGCCAAAGAGCTCTGCGCAATACGATGGAGGAATATAGTAGTGGTACACGCTTCATCTTAACTGCCAACTATAAGCATAAGATTATACCTGCTATTCAAAGTAGAACTCAATTCTTCGATCTCAACCCGCCGTTTGATACTGTATTAAAGCTTATTGTAGGTATTATAAAGCAAGAGGGTATTAAGATTACTGAAGATCAGAAAAGTAATTTTGTAAACGTAGTAAAGCAGAATTACCCAGATATCCGTAAGATTATCAACAGTGTACAGAAAGCTACAGTTAAAGGTATCTTTGAAGTTAATGTAGGTTTAGATAGTAAAGAGATAGTAGAGAGAATTCATACTGAGATTCAATCTAAGAATACATTTGGTTTACGGAAGTATCTTATTGAGAATGAAAACGAGTTTCAAGGTGATTATCATAATCTAATGAAGCAGTATCTAAATTATGTATACGACTCTAGCTTAGATGACAATAAAAAACGTCAATATATTGTAACTATTTCAGAGAGTATGGTAAATGACGTCTGGGTGCTAGATAAAGAGATTAATGCTTTTGCGTGCTGGGTTAAATTAGAAAGAATTTAGATAAGAAAATAACCTAGTAAAGCTAAGCCAGCACCACCCTTACCTTTAAGGAATTTAGTAATTGCATTTAATGCTTTCAACCACCACGCTTTTTCTCTATTAGGATACTTTTCAGTTAACTTATCAGATATATCATTTGCTAGCTGCTGTTTTTCCTCATCAGTTAATGCATCACCTCTTTTAATAGCATCCTGAACTTTATCGTTAAACGTTGATTCGCCTTCTGCATCAGAAATTTCAGCCGCTTTATCTGCTTTCGCATTACTTTTTGCGAGTATCTTTTCAAGTATTTTTGCAATAACTTTAACAGCGATAACAGATAAACCTGCACCTGCTAACCACTCGAGTGGATTCGGAAACAATCCAATAAGCCCGCCATCTGGAAAAACTCCAGCAGCGTCTAACGCGTTGTTTACATATTCAGGATCACTAATTGCCTGGCTCACCGCACTTCCATCAAATCTACTTAGGGCTTCGATTGGTGTGCCTATGCTTTCATTAATAAAAATATTTGAAATATTCTCAACTATAACATCTTCACTTGCATTGCTAGCTAGTTGCTCGTTAATTACATTATTAAATTGAGTATCTGTATAATGTTGCTTAAATGTCTTCATATGAGTATTTTTCTAGATATTTCTTGTATTCACTGTCGAATTTTTTTACCGGCTCATCATCTTTATAATTCTTATAGCCTTTAGCAGCAACTTTACCCGCTCTGATACTTTTAATAGCTGCTTTTGTAGCTGGTACACCTAACTTGCGAATTTTAAAGATTTTTAATATATCTCCAAATGGTATAATAGATAAAGTACTAATACCAGCGTTTATTAAATGTTTCTTACGATCATCTTTCTCTTTAGCTGCAGCTGCTCTTAGTGTAGAGATAACTGCGTTAGAACCATCAGCAAACGCACCTATAGTTGGTTCCAAACCAGCAACGTCTAAAGCTGTTTGAATAACGTTTAAAGTCCTACTGAAATCTTCTTCAATCACCGGAGGGTTATCAGATTGCATTAGTAGCCCTCTTCGTCGCTTACTCTTATCTCTCCAGCTTTATCTAGAGCTGCTTGTCCGAGCTTCTGAAGCTGCTCTGATGTAAGATAGTTGAGAGCTTTCATTAAACCGTCTAATCCAATCCCAGTACCTTTTGCTATTGCACCGGTAGCAGCAAGACCTGTCTTTGCAGCAGCCCTACCAGTCATCTTTGCAGCACCTTTTGCGAAATCGCCGAGCTTACCTTCTTGGATCTGGCAATATGCCTCTTCTAATAGTCGTGTATCGTTGTTTTTCATAAAATTATCCGTTGATTGGCATATACTGCGAAGTATAGCTTTCGTTAACCGCAGGTGATGGAGTAGCAGACTTCGAAGGGATCTTTGTATTCTTACTAGCGTTAGAAAGATTTGACTTCTTAAGGCTATCACCTTGCTGGGTCATTGTTTGTTGCTGCTCTTCGTTTTCTTCCGGCTTGGCTGGATCGATTTGAACCTTATTATCATACTTAACTGAATCAGGTACTGGAGAACCGAATGATATATCTTCTTCTTCAACCTTTAAAATATCAGAAGGTACTGTAACTGCGTTCTGATTATCATATAAGCCATTAGTTAATTCTACTGCAACGTCGACAAAAAACGAGTCAGCTCTGTTATCTGAATTAGCTGGGGCTCTAGAACCGTTATCTGTCTTAACATTGATAACTTTCTTATTAAGATCGTTGCCAGTAAACATATCTTCGATATATTTCTTTACATCGTCGGATAGACCTTTAAAGGAGTCTTTACTCTTATACCCAGATACTAACGATACACGATCACCGACTAAAATACCGCCGTTAGTCATTTTTTGGATTGTACTTTCAATTAAATTTAAAAACTTATGTGACATATTATTATTTATTGTTTTTTGTTAATTATTCTATAGCTTAAATATTATTATAATGGCTACGTTGAATTTAGATATATTAAAACAGGAAAAGGTTTTAGATCAGGAAGAATCTAGTATCATATATAAGGATCTTCATTTAGATATTAAACAAAGATACCCTCTTAGGAGCGAGCTTGAGAAAAAATTCCAAGTGAATGATATTATTGCGGATGATAACATAGATGCTATAAGTAATGCTTTTATTAGTCTACTAACAACGAGTCCGGGGGAAAAGATATTAAACCCTCTATTTGGGATTAATTTCGGTGATTTACTTTTTTTACCAGTAACTGAAGTTCGTGCAGATGTTATAGGTAAAAACATTATATCTAATATGGAAAAATTTGAACCAAGGATAAAATTAATATCCCTTACAATAACTCCAATTATAGATGATCAGGAATATGAATGTGATTTTATATATACAATTCCACGATTTAATAATAGTGCTTTAAATCTTAAGGGTAAACTTAGCAGCTCAGGATTTTATATATAAATATTATTATGGCTTTTGCTGATACTGATTTTTCGCTTCCAAGAGATGCATATGCAACCTTCGATGCACTTACTCTTAAGAACCTTATAAAGCAAAGGCTCACGCAAGGTGGGGTATTTACAGATCAAGACTTCGAAGGTAGTAATCTGTCGTCTATTATTGATATAATAGCGTTTTCATATCATCTATCATTATTCTACTTGAATCAGACAGCATCTGAAGCATTGTTTGACGAGGCAACTTTATTCGAAAATATAAATAGAGTAACAAAGCTTATAGGATATAATCCGACAGGTTATAAGACTTCTGTAATGTCCTTTGACGCAACTGCAAGTGAGCTGTTGCCTCTTAATATTTATACCATTAAAAGATTCTCATATTTTAATATTAATGGTGTAGATTTTTCCTTTACTAGAGACGCCACATTTACAAAAACTACCGATGTAACTGAAAGATTAGCAACATTATCTGATCAAAATTTATTATATCAAGGTAAATATTTTGAGCATCCGGTACAGACTGCAATTGGCGAAGATTTTGAAATTACATCTTTAGTCGTTAAAGATACGGTTAATAAGCGCGCAATTAACATTGAACATGATAGTATTAACGTTTTTGTCAAGAGATTCAATGATGATAAGTATATTGAGTTTATTGAGGTTAATTCAATATTTGACCAAGATAGTTCAACATACGCGTTTGAAAAAAGATTAAACGAAAACGGATTTTATGAATTAAAATTTGGTAATAATGTTAATGGAGTTAAACTAGAGGCAGGGGACAATGTATATATATACTACTTAAAGAGTGATGGCGGTAAGGGTGTTGTTGCAGCTAATACTCTTAACGGTAACAATATAAATATTTTTACTAGTAATCAATTTGAAGCAATCTCTAAATACATATATTCTACTAATACATTATTTTTAACTCCTAATATAGCTACTAATATTTCATTTACTAATAATTTTGAATCAACTAACCCTGCTGAAATAGAAACTGTAGATCAAATAAAAGCTAATTCACCAAAAACGTTTTTTGCTCAAAATAGATTAGTAACAGTAAATGACATAGATACATTTATTAATAAGAAATATTCAAATATTGTTGCTAGCTCTGTATCAGTTAATAATAGCTCGTATGTCGATAATGTTATAAAATATTATTATGATTTAGGTCTAGATCGACCTAATGATGATCCGAGATTTTTATTTAATCAAGTTAAATTTAGTAGTTCGTCGCAGTTAAACTCAGTTCACTTGTTCTTAGTGCCACGGCTTAAGACTGTAGATGCCAGCAATCAGCCGTTTTTCTTGACTAGCTCGCAAAAATCTGAAATCCTAAATTCTATGGAATTTAGTAAAATGTCAAACATGGAAATAGTACCTCATGATCCTATTTATAATGCTATAACTGTTGGGTTGCAGCTACCTGGAGTTCAGCCTGATATTACTGATATAGATAATACATATATTGTTATAAGCCGGGTTATTAATGAGAGATTTAGCGCAGTTAAAATTAAAGAAAGAGTTGATAATATTTTTAAGCAGGTCTTCGCGGTTGGCAGTGCAGAACTAGGTCAAACTATTAACGTTAGTGATATATCTGCAGAAATATTAGCTATTCCAGGCGTGCAGAGCATTACTACTAGGTTAGTAGATGCTAATAACAATATTATCCGCGAAGTGCCTTTCTTAAACTTGTATTCTTTTAATGTAATATATAGTGACGTAGATATCGAGTCTACATCATCTAATATCACATTACCATACTTCAAGTATCCATTCTTATACAATACAACATTATCAGATCGAATTATCGTTGAAACCGTTAATATATAATGGCACTTACAACACCAACCTCAGTTTCTTATAATTACGAGAGAGATTACGATTCCTTGCCGGAAATTGTAGTTCCAATAGTCGTTAAAAATTCGAATTTCTTCGAAGAAGATGGTCAAGTACTATCAGCTTATGCATGCCCTATTGATAATCTCTATATATATCCAAACTTTCTATCCGCTACATCTATCGCTGATGATTACCGGTATTTTATTGATCTAGGCGATGGTACAATTAGTGACGATTTAACTGCTCAACATTTTTACTCAACTCCCGGCGATTATACAATAACTCTCGTTGCTTGTGATAGCGCGACTAACTTTTATAAGTCTACAGATCGACCGATTATACGCGTATTTAACGCAGTTGAAGATACATTATATATGACATATAAGGAGCAATCTTCAGCGTACCAATCTACTTTTGAAAATCCAATTATAATAACTAGATTTAACTCATATCAAACGTACCGCACGGTATCAGCAAATGGCGGCTATACCATTAATTTAAATGTATCAGGTAATCGTAGCGATTTTAAGACTGAAGAAGAATATAATAAAGACCCATATATACACTTAAAAACGTTTTCTATATTCGCGTCAGCCACCGAAAATGGGTTTATCCCCATAACATCCCTCAAGACTAATAATACCTTTATATATGCTAGACGGGATCGATTAAATCCATCTCAAGGGCTGGAGTTTTTTAGCGAGTATAGGGCTGGTACTATTTTTATAGGTTCATCTGGCACAGCGGAAGTATATTATTACGAAGATTAAAGTAAGTTAATAAATATTCATATGGCAGATCACCAAACAGTTTTATTTGCATCATTCGATACAAGTCAATTTTTAGATCCGGAGTCAAACTTTATTAATTACTCGAATGATAATCGAGCAATTCTTAACCCGGTACCAGCTACAATCTATTTTTCGATCTGCGCGCGCGATGTCAATCAGATTACACCGAGTATTAATTTTACATCAAATGGCGTCGATGGGCTTGGAGATTCAATCGATACGTTCAATATACCTACTATAAACTTCACAAATCAAAAAATATATTTTATAGCTAGATATAAAGAAGATGTTATACCATTTAAAAGAGAACCGTTAATTCAAAGTACAATAGATTTTCTTATAACTCAGAATACTGCAGATACTATAAGAATATTTAACACTAATAATGAATCTGTTATAATCAATGAAGGAGACCTAATATTATCCTTAATAACATCAAACAGTTCAGTGGTACCGGAGACGTCTGCTACTTTTGAGAGTAATTTTAACAATATTTCCGGTACCGCCGGAGGCTTCTTTAAAGGTTATGTTACTAGCACATTAACAGGTGAAGATATGAGGATTCGAATGATATATAACTCCTCAACATTGAGTGAAACATTTACATCATATTCGACACCATTTAATATATACAGCGCTAACGGAGTATATGATATTCGTAAAGAAAACGAAGATAACAACCAGACGCTTAATTATAAAAATTTAATATACCAAGATGTTCTATTAAATAAACCTCAATTTTTTGATAACTTACTTGGCCAGGCAGTTGGTAACGATAATAGCTCTACTGATACTCTAGGTATAAAGATGTTTGAAAAAACTACTAATTTTGTCTCTAATATAGCTGATGTAGATTATTGTAATTTAAGAGCTCTCATATCTATGCTTAATAGTTTAGATATAGATTTTGAAGAATATAATCAACAATTCCCACCTACCTTGCAGCGATTAATAGACATACTCTCTGTAAATTTCTCAAGACAAATTGCTAAGAAAAATGAATTTCAATTAAACTTTGATGATAAGGGGTTTACCTCAAAGACAATATTTGGTAAAAATAAAGGCGATTATCTTCCAATAGATACCACTATATTATATACGGGCAGCCAATCTAAATATATAATAGCTTACGAGAAGTTTAGTGAAAACTATACCCTTGTTAATACAAATATTCTTAGTGCTACCGAAGTTGACTATAGGACTATTAACTCCTACGCACTTTCAAGCTATAATGACAGCTGGGGCTGGGGCTTAGTGTTACCTAAAGATGTTAGCGGTATAGCTATTCAACCATATTACGAATTTTACGACTATAATAATACCGTCGATGGTACGTTAATAGCAGACTTTATTGATTATACTAACTCAAACTGCACATACTTACAGACTATATCATCATATAATGAAATTATAGGTAAAGACGGGGTAGCTGATAGCTTAATACAATATAATTTATATAGTAGCTGCGGCCTTATTTCAGGTACAGAGTATAACGATTAAATATTTCTATATGGCCGAGATCGTAGCAGAAGTTTTAGTATATAATAGTATCACCAATGCATTGGATGATAAAAAATTTGACGGTCGCTCGCCCTTCTCATTAATAGAGTTCTTAAACTATACCGGAGCTTTAGAAAAAACGTCAGATGAACTTAATCTATATAACATCTATTTACGTAAATGGCAAGATACAGCTAATGTAACATTAACAAATATTAATGCAGACTTAAAGACTCAATTTTTATCCTTCTTAAGTGAAGTCAAAATATTTTATACTACACCTGAAGAGAAGAGATATCTAGATAATATAAACCTAGAAGATGATGAGCAGCTTTCTATTGCAATTCCTTTCTTCGCTCGAAAAATTAAAGATATCTCGCAATATTTCGCAAAAAAGCGAAAGGAGGTCGCGCGCGATGTTCAGTATGTTAAGAGAAAGGGATCTCATACAGGTCTTACCGATGCTATTAAGATAGAATTATTAGATATTTATAGCGGAGATGATATAATAACAGGGTTGACTATACCTGAAGATATTGGAACTTTCATTAATAATATATCAATTGAGGTAGAAAATAATTATGATATTTTTAATGATTATTATGATTTAGATCCTGGCCAGGAGCCAGCTTTTTATGATACTGTGTCCGGTAATAGGTATGATTACTTTACATCCAATACAAATATAATAAGCGGTGCATTTTTTTACGATACCGAACAAGCGATTAAGGATATTATAAACACTCAAGGAGTCGTATTAAAAGAAATTCCCGGTCTTTTGGTGGATTTCGATACTACTGATACATCATCTTTACCTAATACATTTTTTCAAGACTATCAGAATACCGGTAGTTCGAATTTAAAATATCTATTACAAGCGGAGTTAATACAGAACTATATGGGTACTGATATGTACTATATTTCGTCTAATTCAAATAATCAAGTATTATCGGGTAAAATGTTTGACGCGTCATACCCTCATAGAAATTTACTTAATATAAATAATGCCGCTACTATTCAAGTGTCAAGTGATCAGATACAGAGTGAGCGTGATGTTGGGTTATTCTATAAGCCTACAAATTTTGGTATAATTAAGATCGACGCAGCATTTGAACCGGTACTCGATACCCGGACTATCGAAAAAGATACGGTATATATGTTTCCTGATCCTGCTAGATACGGTAACATTGATGGAGTGGGAGGCGCGCCTCGAACATCACCATTTATCTTTGTACTCAAAAACACGGAGTTTAAAAACAATTCATCATCTTTCGGTAAACCTCTAGTTAAGAGTAATAGTGATGATCAAAACTTTTATAGCTATTCATCTTTAGAACAAGATAATTTTAAAATAGATAATATATCCCCATTATATGGAATCGAGTCTGGTAAGCTTTCAGGTAATATATTTAAAGAAGTTGGTGATATATACGGTAATATATATTTTGTTGTAAATCCTACTAATTTTTTAAATAGGAATATTTCAGGCTTTACACCTACAGTTCCTCCTCTAGAGATAGCTCCTACTGAAATTGTAGAATTACCGACAGAGGAAAAAATGACTATTAATGGTAAGTTGAATACAGCAAAGGATATTTTAGTATATAATACTATTAGAGATGCATACGAGTCAATTAACTCTGCTCTAAGTAGTGTATTCGACAAATATATATATGATAATAAAATTTATACAGAATTAAATAATAATATAATTGATGTCGATATATTTCAAAATACCTTTTTCTTTAGAACTTCTAGCTATCTAATTACAGAAAATATAACATACAATACCAATGGTTCATTTAGTTCTAAATCATTCGTATCGCGCGTCAAAAAAGTTAATACCGGTATTGTAGTATATCAAAATCGGCAGCAAATTAGTAATATAAGTAATCCAGTAAGATTGGATAATAATGTATTTACTATAAAAGCTGAGAGTACTTTAACAACATCGCCGATTAACGCTAGAACGTTTAACTTCTCTATATTTAAATATAACTTAGATACTCAGAAAGAAGTTAATATAATAGACGAAAATACCACAAATCGAAGCTATTTTGCTGAAAACTTTACCTTTGATGTAGGTACGAGTATATCGCAGATAAAGACTATGAAATTATCTTATAATAGCTATCAAGAGAAATTTTTCCTAATGACGGATTTTGCGGATATTAACAATGCTAATAATCTTCATGTACTAGTTTTTAGTATAAAAGGCAATAAATTAAATATATTTCAAAATTTTGTTATAACCCCCGATAATTATAATAATACAAATAATTTCTATAAACAACGCGAGTTTACAGATAATTTTATATTTCAATCTCTTTCATCTACCCCAACCCAAACTACTTTTAATGGCGCACTTAACTTCTAGACATAAATTAACTATAGATATATCTAACGCTGTACCTACTACTTCAGCTGAAACATATAATCATATATATGCTATTCAGGGCCCGACTGATGTATTATTTGTGCTATCGGGGATTGATTTAGGATCTACCGGTATATATGATTTTACGGTGAATTATGGTGACGGTTCAGTTATTAAAAATATAGAACCGCTATTTATTAATAGATTACCTACAGAGCTGAGCTTAAGTGCCGTGCAACATACATACTATCAAACTGCCTCCTCTTCATCTGAAGTTAATGCTCAAATAGTAGCTAGATATTTATCAGTTGGAGGTAATGTGCCATCTACAGTTACTCATAATATCAACATAAAGCAATCTGCAGGTAGTACTATTGAAAAAAACATCGAAGTTCTCAATACTCAGTTATTTACTATATCAGCTGCAGCTGTGCCTTTAATGAATTTAGAGTCTGACGAAAATATTATATATCCATGTGCCTTTTTTGAAATTGAAGAAGTTGAGAGAGTTGATGATAACATATATATAAATACAGACCCTGAAGATATCGACTTAGATGCTGAATATTTATATAGATCAGATGTTACGTTAATCCCCGCGGATTTAAATAACGTTGAGTTACAAGCGCTTTCAGGTTCTGGATTTACATTACAAGGGAAGAGTGGTAAGTTATATACAATTGTATTCGGTATAACCGGAGATGATCCTAGATATACATATACACAAAATACGACATCCATTGTATTATCTACAGATATAACCATATATCAAGGGATAACAGGGTTGCAGGATACAATAACAACATTATTTGATATTAACGGTTTAGTAGGTACTGAATTTAGTTTAATTAGTAGCGCCGGTAATGATATATATTTCTACCAGAGTAATCAATTACCACCAGAAGCTACATTATATACGTATACAACTAGTGTATCATCTACAACTGCAGTAGGGGGGTATACTCCTTACACCGCTACTGATAATATATATTCATATACTACTAACTCATTCGGACCTTCAGGTAATATCGGATTAAGCGCAGTTAATAGAATGAAGACCGATCCAAACGGGTTATTAATAAGAGCTTTATAATAAATAATATTATGGCGACCGATATAAAGATTTCAGAGTTAAACGAAATAACCGCAAATGACGATATTAATTACATTATTGTTAATGATAGAGAGAATGCCGGTGATGAGGGCATTACAAAGAAAATTACATTAGAGAATTTTCTGACACCTAATATTGTCCAGGAAACTAATATTCTTAATGATGCTGTTACTAGGGACAAAATAGAAGATTTAGCAGTCGACTGTTCTAAGATAGCCAGTAATACAATAACATGTAATCAAATTTTAGGATGCACTATTAACAACCCTTCTCTAGATAGTAATAGTGTAGATAATAGAGTTCTAAATAACAATTGCAATTTTACTGTTAAGGGGTTATTAGTTAACGATGGTTGTATTAATATCAGTAACCCAACTAACGGTTGTTTGCAGATAACTTCCGGAGTAACAAGATTAAACGGAGTACAGTATAATTGGCCAGATATACAGACAGCAGATCGATTTCTTAAGACTGATGGATCTGGTAATTTATCATGGCAGGAAGCTGTCCCAGGCGAGTCGACCGCGTTAGTTTTTGCTGAAATTATGCCTGTTGGTACGATTATACCATGGGGCGGTGCTGATGATATACCTGATGATAAATGGTTAGCATGTAATGGTGGTCTTTTTAACGGTCCTCAATATCCAGAGTTATCTGCAGCGATTGGAGAGAACTTTGGAGCAAGAATCGGTGAAGGCTTTAGGTTACCGGATTTGAGAGGTAAAGTACCTGTAGGATCGGCACCGAATGGAGCTAGTGACGGTACTGATACTTGCAATTTTGATTTAGGAGCTACCGGCGGTAAGTATAATCACCGACTTACTTCACAGCAATCTGGATTACCTTCGCATAAACATATAAATGGGCTAGGGATGACTAATGAAAGTAGCAACCTGTTCGGTGGTTGTGGTCTTGGAGGCGCGTTCAGCGATTACCCGCTGACGTGCGATAAAGTCTCACATAACGGTTGTAAGGGCGACTTTTCGCCATACACTCAAACCGTGAGTAGCGACGCGGCTCAATCTCACAATAACATTCAACCATATATGGTAACAAAGTATATTATTAAGGCGAGGCCTGATGATATTCAGCAATTTAATCCAGAGGTGGGCCCTGGTCTATCTGCAAGGGATGTTACAGGTCAAACTGCTAACGTAACACTTACTAGTTTAGAGATCGGTCTAAAGGTATCTGATGATTTTGAATTTGATACAGGTGGTAGATTGGCATTAGTTGATCCAAATTATAGACCAGGCGAGATTATCGAGTCCTTTAGTGCCTTATCTAATGGTAGAAACGTTACAATTAGGAGCGGTACATACACAATGCCAAATGTAACGTTACATTATGATGTAAATCCAGCCATAGTGCCAACGCCCCTAACCAACGCTCTTACTCGTTACCTAGGTGATATCAGTACTCCTTATCTGAGTGCTGCAGCAAACACTGGTTATACCTACGATGTAACAGGAAGTCTTATTAGATATAAATTACCTGCTAACGCGACAAGAGTGAAGTATACATTTACTTATAACTGGAGCCACATTGCTGCTTATAACAACCCGTTATTCTACTTCACCCCATTCATCGGTGGCGGGGAAGGCACTACCTCCGATGATGAAACTTGGACACGTCTAACCGAGCTAGCAGTGACCCCCGCTCAATATGGTTCATTTGAAGGGCAACATGCCGCGAGTATATATCTAGAAATAACTGATATTGCACAAGAAGAAGACGTAGAAAAGGGAATAATATACAGAGGAAACTGGCCTTCAGGCGGTAGAAGTTTGCTTTGGAATGCTGGGATATACAACGCATCATACCCGGTACGATTATACACTAACTATCATCTTCAAAAATCATTTGGCTCAGTCGCCGCCATAAAATTTATACCACCTTCTATAGAAATAACAACTTACGCGTAAGCAAATAAAGCTGTAGTAAGAAACTAATTAAAAGGATTGAATATTCTTTAACTCTTCTACCTCAGCGTTAAGGCGCTTGACCTCTTCGATAAGAACAGGAATAAGCTTAATGTAATCTACTGCTAGATAACCATTATCCCGTTCTTTAACAATAGATGGCAGTACCTCTTGAACATCCTGAGCTATTACACCTAAGTCGTTTCCTTCTCTATCAGACTCTTCATTCCAAGTGAAGGAATAACCAGTTAAGCTATTAACAATACTCTGTGTATTGCAGATAACGTTAAGATCGTCTTTAAGTCTGCAATCTGAAGAATAGAAAGCGATAACATCAGCTCCAGCTGTTATACAACCATCAACGTTAAGATTACCAGTTACACATAAATCAGCAGCTACCCGTGTTGGGTTAGTAGTACTTGTACATGTGCTAGTTACGCTAAGCTTATTGGTTAATACATTAAGACCGCCTCCGTCAACATCAGCGCCGTTCAACGTAGCACAACCGCTGCTAAATGTACCGGTCACTTGACCGGTACCGCACATGAACGCGTTACTGATAATAGTAGCACAACCACAAATAGTGGTATTGCCATCAATACAACTAGGTCCTCCAATACAAACACCTTCGCCTTGAACACCTAATTGTATTGCACTAGCTCCACCGGTACTGTCGCGGACGGTACATCTATTACCCGGTGTTAATATATCATTATCTAAATTGCCTATATTAATTATAGACTTAAAAGTTCCACATATTTCACAGCCTCTAAAATCACTCATAATAATATTTATTCAATTGTCTAATATATTATGTTATATATCTAGGAGTAGTTATAGGATATTTTTTATTTGTAATCCTACCCTGTAATACTGATAATACATACTCCTGGTAATCTACAATTTTATTAATACATCTATTAATTACTTGAGGCGTAACAACTTCATTAGGCCCAACAAACATATCATAATCTTTAGCATAGTATAATGTACTAGATAATGTCGTTTTTGTGTTTAATTTTAGTTCAGAGTATTGATCGTATGTCAATATAAATTTTGATTGTATAAACGAAGACATCACATCTAGATTAGATATTAGCTTTTTAAAGCTTTTATTAAAAGTTAAACTATTAAAGTATTGATCTGTAACATATATATCATTTAAATCAAATATTACATATAATTCATTTTCCTGAACCGATAATCTGTTATTAGTTTCGTTACACCTTAAAATTTTATCTAACCCAGTATAATCTTCGGTCACAGGATTAAACCCAGCTACCTTTTTATTTAATATAAACAAGGAATCATAATCATTATCTTCATCTAAAATAGCTGCGTCCCATATTTCATTATCCGTACCGGTTAATCCAGCATTACCCGTCTTGGCCCAATCGAACTTACCGATAGGTATATTACCACCAACGTTAAAGTACTTATAGGTGTTATATGTTGTCATTATATAAAATATATTACTATTATTCTTTGAAAATAATATCTTTGTAGGTCTTTCATATGGATTAAATGTATTACCTATTTCCACTTCTTGCGCCGGTTGCTTAAAGTCAGTGCCAAGCTTTAAGACTTTAAAATTAGAGAGTAATATGTATAATGACCTATCAACGGTATTAATTGCAAAACTTACTGGCTCGCTATCCTTAATTTCTTTACTAGTAAATCTCCTAATAAAAGATAAATCACTACCCAATACAACAAAACTTTTTGTGCCGCTATTATACGTGTAGAGTTCGCCTAGACCGTATTCTATTATATTAGCGCCGGATAGTACACCGTTACCTGTTGTATTAATTTCAACACCGCCTAGATTTAAATATTCTAGATCATTTCCAGTTATTCTCGAATCATTAACTAGCGGGTCAATATACAGTCTATATATTTGATTATGAGCCACATCACTAACAAACAATAGATCTTTATTATTTGTTGTTATATCCGCAATATTTTCATACGCGCGTGTATTAAACCCATCAACAAACCCAGTAGATGCTCTAAATGTATATGTAGTCCCAGTACTTACGTTCGGGCAAGTAAATGCATATATACTATTATCTGTAGCGTATATCGATATAAATGTATCAGGATTTATTTGCTCGGGGCCTACCTTTCGAGGTATAACTTCAAATCTTTTTAAATTTTGAAGACCTGACGCGGCGTTTGATAGACTCTCAATACTTCTAAATATTTCCGTTTCTAGACCAAAATTACCAGCCCCAGCAGCAGTAACTCCAATAAACCCAGTATACCCTTCCGGTAAGTCGTTAGTTTGGGTAGCTGTAAAATTAAAGAGCTCGAGAAAATTATCATTTAATCTTTTAAGCTTTCTATTAATACTATTTTGATTTATAAAATCGCTCGGCTGAAATTTTATATCTTGATATACATATGGTAGTTTAAGATTTTCTAGAGGTATTCTATTGAAGTATAACTTTTGTTCTATATATTTTGCCAGTGCATTATCTCTAATATTCAGAAGACTAGAAGTGGTAGTAACTTCACGACCGCTATAAAAATTACCATCTGTAACATTATAGTATCCTGTATATGTTTCGCCATTTAATAATAGCGTATCCCCGGTGGTGTAGTTAAATAAGATCCTATTATTCATGAGTTATACTAATATTTATTTTTAACCACCACTTACACATAAAATACGTTAGATATACTAAATATTTAGATATGTCAGGTATTAGAATTAATGAAATCCCTCGCGATAGTATTTTAGATGGTAAGACAGATTTAGTCCATATTTATAAAGAGATTAATGGTACGTTTAAATCTGTTGCAGCTCCACTATCTGCCGTCGCCTTTCAAGGGCCCGTAGGTAACCCCGGTAGTCCTGGTACAAATGGTATCGACGGTAATAATGGTAAGAGCATCGCGCAATTAGTATGTTATAGAAGATTTCCATCTGATGCGACATTTCAAGAAGTTTTGGATGAAAAGCCAGGGGCAGCAGATGCTGATGGTAATTATAATGATGATGGTTCATTTAATTTTACAAATCGTATATTTGATCCGCCTGACGAGTGGTCGGGCGGAGTACCTGTAATTGAAATTGGTCAAGAAGACTGGGTTTTATATTCTTGTAATGGAGTTGCATCGATAGACGGTGTTACTAATACGGACGAAATTATAGTATGGTCTGATCCTGTTGCCGATGGCATTCAAGGTCTCCCCGGTAGCGATGGAAAGTCTACATACCAGGCTGTTGTATTTACTAGAAAGCCTACTGTACCGAGTCCACCTATAGGCGGCTCGTTTGACTTTGGATCAAATCGATTAACTCCGCCGGAGATTAATGACGGTAACGGAAATGTAGATGATTGGTATATAGATGTTGCAGGAGATCTTGGACCACCCGCCGAAGGTGCTTATGCCGGTACGCAATTATGGATGTGTAATTTTCAGTTTAGTATTACCGGAGACACAGGAACCTCAATAGCTACTACTTGGTCACAGCCAACACGATTTGCTTCAGATGGTGCAGATGGTTATTCAACATACTTTGGTAGTATATATACAAGAACTAACAATGATATCCGCAACGATAAACCAGGCGGCATCGACGACACAACTTCCGGTACTTATAGCTTTACTAGTAATGAGTTTATAGACTTACCAGACGGCTGGACTGAGGCTATTCCAGAGTATGACGGCCAATCATTGTGGGTATCTCATACGGTAGCTACTGTCAGCGGGCCTACTGGTGAAGATAGTAGTTTATCTTGGTCGTCACCGGTTAAAGTAATGCAACCTGCTATAGATGGTAATAATGGAGATGCTGTAGTGCAGCTATCTATATATACTAGAGCTATTGGGTTTACAGAGGCTGATACCCCTACCGGAGGTTCATTTAATTTTCAAAGCCGTATACTTACACCACCAAGTGGTTGGAGCTCTGCACCATATCGATCGGTTATTCCAGATGACGATCCAGATGCTGGATACGATTTTCTATACGTATCAGTTGGAGTAGCAGCTACTAGTGAATATGATGTAGCTCTAGGTAATTATGGTATCGATAGTGATATAACTTGGTCAGCGCCGATTTTATCACCAAATGAAGGTATAAATGGCATATCTACATACTTGTCTCAGGTATATACAAGATATGCAGGCGATGAAGATATACAGACACTTACCAATGCACCAACAGGTGGTTCTTATAACTTTAGTAACAGTACACTTACAGTACCAAATTCCGCTAGCGGTGGTGAAGCTTTAACCTGGTATGATCGGATACCCGGTGGCTTAGCTCCAATATATATATCCCAACAGCAATTTGGCATTATAGGTAATACTGGTACAGCAGCTGGTTCTGACAATTGGTCAGCTCCTGCTATTATGGCTTATAATGGAACAGCTGGGTTTGACGGCGTTACTAATAAGTTAATTACTTTATATTATGGAGCTGATACTGAATTAGCTACTATACCAGTCTTTCCTATCGATATCGATCTCACTGTTCAACTAGACGTTACAGAAGATACATTTGGTAAGATAATTGATGATGGAGATATTACTATTAGTAGTAATCAAATTATAAGCGGTGGGAATGCTACTGGTTGGTATACTCAAATACCTACAGATGCAGAGTGGGTATATGCTACGGAAGCTATAGCCGCGGATTCTAATGAAACAGACTTAATTAAGGTTGATGTTATAGGCGGTAATGAGTGGAGTGATACTGTATTATGGAGAAAACCAGGTAGTAATGGTCTAGTAGGATTGGCTACTGGCCCAGTTAGATTATATCTAAGAAATAATAACATTAACGCTCCATCTACTACTCCAACCGGGCCTATAAATTATTACGTTCAAAATAGCGGCAGTAATTCGCGTGGAGATCTAGTAGTACCTGCAGGGAGTAGTTTGAACGGATGGTCATTATTAGAGCCATCATATGATGGTACAAATCACTACTTATGGAGTATTGTAGCAACGTCTTCTACAAGAGAAGTTTACGATATAATAGAGGATGATGAGTGGTCTGAACCTTTTATATATTCACAAAATCCTTTCGATTTAACTGAAACTGTTGTATCACATATTGTACAAGCCTATAAGAGATCGAGTTTACCTGTTACTGATAATCCCGGGACAGTAACTGTTGATCTTTCCGGCACTAATGCAGGTCTAATCCAAGAAGCGTCGCTAGATAATGGATGGTCGAAGGTAATTCCAGACGGTGATCAGCAATTATATATAACGCATGCAACAGCATCTGGTAATGTATCTATTAATGATGGTACTGAGACTGATATTATATCTGCAGACGAATGGTCAGATGGTTCACGGTGGGGTATTAAGGGCGATCCAGGCAATGACGGCGCTCCTGGTTATAATACTACTCCAGTAGCTATATATAAAAGAACAGATCGATCACCCGCAGCAACTGAACTAAATCCCCCGGCAGATGGCTCTACATATAATTTTAGTAATAAAGCAGTTAGCTTTACTACTTCCAATGGCTGGTCAAGTACAGAACCAGTAAAGCAAGCTACTGATAAAATATTATGGCAGCGCTGGGCAACCGCTATTGATACAGGCACTGGTTCAGATACTATCGCGAGTGATGAATGGGGACCCGCTATTAATATAGGCGAAGATGGGCTAGATGGTACATCATTTATTGTTAAGGGTACTGTTGATGCTATAAGCAATTTACCAACCGATGCTGCGGAAGGAGATGCATATATCTTTGATGGCGACCTATACGTATGGGACGGGACGTCCTGGGTTAATATTGGAGATATACAAGGGCCTGCAGGTGAAGTAGGAGCAGCTAGTTATTTACATATAAAGTATGCGAGTAGCGTTACATATAATAGTAGTGGTGATGTGACAGCAGTAGTGTTAACTGATAATAACGGAGAAGATATAGGCGATTATATAGGTACCCATGTAAGTTCTACAGAAGCTGATCCTACCGTCAATACTAGTACCGGTGCACCGTATAAGTGGAAGTTACTGCAGGGCAGTCCCGGTAGAACTGCTGGTACAATAGCTTACGCTGCTTATAGTAATAGCGACCCCGATACTATAACGTATGATAGTACAGAGAATGCATTGGTATTACAATCAGATACCGATTATAACATCGGAATGGCTTACCCAGCATTTGATGTTTCAGATTTTGCAGGCACTGATAAGAAAATTAAATTCGATATACCGGTAAAATCTAGTTCCGCTTCCGTTAGCGGATTTTATATTAGAGTTTATGAGTATGATGATGTATTACCAGCCGGTAAGCTAGCTATTAACGGGTCGCCGAACCCAGCAGGTGGGGAATACGGTGCAGGAAATTCGCCAGAAGTTCAGCTAGGAACCAGAATAAGATACCAAACACCTAGATTTGAAAATCAACCGATATCTACTGACTATGAGATAAAAAGCTTTGAATATATCCCGACTAGTACTGCAAAATATGCAAGTATCGTTATTTTAAACTGGACCGGTATGGGGCTTTCAGAGCTTTACGTCAAGCCTGTTATTGGTAATATAGTAGGAGGGTCCGGCGCTGATGGTATACCTGGCCAGACACCGGTTGTTATAAATGTATATAAGAAAGTAGGGCTAGGCGCACCAGCACCAGATGCACCAGGAGCTGGTACATATGATAAAGATACAGGCGTCTTTACTTTTAACTCTAACGCTTCTAACGGATGGTCAGTTACAACACCAAATGCTGAATCTGGTAAAAGAATATATATAACTTCAGCTACAGTTATTTACCCAGCTAACTCCACGACAGGTACTGTAAGCGTGCCAGGCACATCATGGGCTAACATCATCGACGGTAAAGCAACTGTAACATGGTCTAGTGTGCCGGGTAGAACTGCACCAGCAGTCTCTAGAATAGCTGATTATAAATATTTAAATCTATACCTAGCAGGCATATATAACCCATCTCCATGGAGTAACGGTCAGTATTATTTCGGTAAGAGCGGTACACTGCACTTTGGTAGTACTGTTGATAATATGGTAGCTGGCGATTCTATCGATGATATTACTACTTTAGGATTTAGTCTCAAAAGTAGTAGTGGAGCTGACATGTCTCAATTTATATCAGATACCGAGCTAACGCAAGAGATATTATTTAAACAAGGAGCAAGTTGGATTCTATTTAAACGGTTAAGCGCTGTTAAAAATGTGCCAAACAATCACGGTCAATATATAGATGTCGAGGTAGTCGATAAGTCTGAAAATCTTTCTACTATATCAGATCTAGAGTATATTGCAGCAGGGTTTACAGACGCCAATACATTACCTACAGGCGCTGAAGTCGCTGCAATTTTCGGATACACACCTGCCATAGCTAGAGATACGGTTTACCTCTACCAAAGATCTGATTCAACTACTGTACCTGGAGACCCGACTGGCGATTACAGTTACAATTTTAATACTGAAACCTTAACTCTAGAAAACGGAGCAGCTAACGGATGGTCGTCAACTATTGATGGTAGTAATGGTAAGTATCTCTGGAGACTACACGCAACTGCTAGTGGTACTATAGATAGTGGTAGTAACGTATTTACTGATACTATTACACCTTCTGAATGGTCAGTTATGTTAATATCTCAAGACGGTATAGACGGAGCTACTGGTACGTCATTCTCACAAAAATTCCTATACACCCGTACTGCTACATCAACCCCGACTTTCCTTGGATTTGGTTGGAATAACACCACACAGCCGGTACAGTTACAGGTTGCTGTTGCTAATACCGGTTCTGATACAATAGGTAGAGTTAGAAGTACTGATGCTAACGACCTCGTCCGGACTGGCGTTACTTGGTTTGAAGATATACCAGATCAGACAAACGGAGATCACCTATGGGTTATTGTAGCGCCGGTAATTAGTACAGGTACTAATAACTACGTCACAATTCCTAATACAGCTTGGGCCGAGCCAGTTAAATTATCTCAAAACGGAGTCGGTCTTAATACAGCGACCGTTCGCTTATATAAGAGGACGGCCGGGCCAGAGCCAACGGCGCCGGCGCCTACCAATTCGCTAACTTATAATTTTTTAAACGGGAATCTCACCGATATTACAACAACTCAATTGGCTGGATGGAGTAAGGGTATACCTAGCACTGGAGGTAATACATTATATGTCATTAGAGCAATTGCATCAAGTATAAGTACTGTAGATTCTATTGGAACTGATCAATGGTCGGCACCTGAAGTTTTATTAACGGACGGTACTGGTATGGTATTTATCGGTGGCTTTTCGAATCGAGCGACTTATATCGAGTATATCGATAACTCCCAGACATATAACGGTATACCTCCGGTAAATTCTTATCATATTGAACCTGAAGTAGTTGACGGATCTAATACTGAAAGAAAGGTATCCCTATTATATACTGGAGGCCAGAACACTACCGATAAAAACAACGGCGCGAATTTCGTACAATTGACGATTGATGGTCGAGATGGGTTAGCTGGTCGAGACGGTGTTGATGGATCATCATTTACCTTTAAAGGTACATTCTCTTCCGCGCCCACCTCGGCTGTATTAGGAGACATGTATAAAAATAGCGTCAATAACATAGTTTATGTATATGATGGAGATAGCTGGCAAGTACTAGTTAGCGATGGGACTGATGGGGCTGATTCCACCGTTCCAGGACCAGACGGTAAGAGTATATTTGTAGCTTATCATAACAACTTACTTACAAATCAGCCTATTAAACCCGTCGCGACTAGTAACGGTAATACTAACGGTTGGTCTACAACCAGTAGTTCTGCAGCAAACTGGATGAGTCAAAAGATAGCTCAAAGTGCCGATGAGGCCGGGATCTATTGGAGTAATCCGATTAAAATATCCGGCGAGGTCGGCGAAGCTGGCTATAAGACAGTAACCTTAACATGTTATAGGCGAGCCGGGACGTTAAGTAATGCGGCTACGGGTCTGAACCAAGACTTATTCCCGTCAGCCGTATCCTTTAACGGTGGGTATGACTTTGATAATCAACGATTTGCGCCGCCAACTGGCTGGAGCTCCACGGTTTTAAACGCTGCTTCTAATGCTACTGGAACTAAGCCTAGCAATCCTGTTGATGGAATAGGATGGGAATGGGATGCTAATTTAACGACTATATCTGCACGTTCGAATGCATCTAAATCTGGCTTGGTTTTATGGAGTACTACTACTGTAGCAACAGTACAGACTACAGCTGATATTCAAAGAGACACTTCTCTAAACTGGTCTACTCCGCAGTTACAGACATTGAACGGAATTGATCTTATTGATGATTCTGTTTCTGTTGATAGAGTCAACGGAGCAGTTAAAAATGGTGGAGGTGTTCAAAAGATGGTAGCAACGGATAGGAATAACGCTCCATTAACTCAAGCAGCTTATGATGCATTAGGCGTATATAGCGACCCAACGCGCGGAGATTACGGGTGGTTAATAGGAGACGGTATAGATCCTGAAACTTTTTATATTATATTCTAATACACTATACAATCATAACGAATAACTGAACTCCGTTGCGGTCATAAAGAATAGGTATTAGATCAGTAGTTACCTCAAATGAGATAAAATTACCGGGATTGAAGACATTACTATCAGGGTTATTCGTTATAGGTAACGTTGGTTGAGATATCACAGGTGTATCAGCTGGCTCTGCCAATTGATTACCTACATTATAATTAAATTCAATCTGAGATACATCTACGGTAGCAGGTAAATACTTGGCTAATCTTACTTTTAATCTCTCCGTTATAATCTTTTGATCTTCTAAAGATAAATTACCATTTTTTATTAATAATGTTATAAAGTTACTTAAGTTACCGGGTATATTATATGTATACAGATTATTAATAGTTTCAGTATTATTCCGTGCAGAAGTTGTTACATCAAAATTAACACTATCGATTGTGTCAGTACATTTTAAATATAGATATTTTAAAATGTCTCTATCAACAGTAGTATTAAATACGTTGATATCTTTTAAGATCGCGTTCTTTGCTAAACTCTTACTATTAGGTTTATAATCTATAATAGAACCTGTACTAAAGTTAGGTATACCGATATAAAAATCATTATAAAGGTAATTCTTTAAAGGCTTAATTCCGGTATATATAGTAAATGATGTTGTTAAGCTCCCGTTAACATACACATTAACAGCTCCTGTCACTAAATCTAAGTCTAGTTGTATACAGTTTTGACCATCAACTATACCTTCAATTACGTTGATAGAGCTATTATCAACTAACGTGGCTCCTGTACCTTTATAATTAACAGACCAGTTACCAGATTGGAATGTATCCCATACTGTTAAGTTATCGTCCCATATATCCACTTCATCTTGCTCAGCTTTCTCATTATCGAATTTAGTTATAAAGCAGAATTTATTTTCATATTCTTTAAATGTATCTTCTAAACTATGTAAGTTAGTTGGACTAGTAAAATATCCAGGTCGTTGTTCATATCCCCACCCTGTATCTGTTGATGATATATTTAAAGCATAAGATAGTACTGTGTTATTATCATTTGTTATAATCTTATCAATTATTAAATTAGAATTAGCGTCTCTTGAGAAAACAATTGGATTTACAACATAATCTTCAGATATAAAATCAATTTTATATCCAGATACAGCTGATGTTGATAGGTTTATAGTTGATAATAAATCTCTCTCGGTACTATATACATATAGCTTATTGTTTGTTTGTATATATAGCTTGTTATCAAAAGCATTTATATCATATATACGGGTCAGTGATTGTATAGCTGAGAAGTATTCTCCTGTACTATAATCAGTAAATAATACATCAGTTCCACCTGCAGCAGGTCCAGATGCAACTGAAGATAATGAAGCTGCATACTGACCGTCTATATTTACTCCGCGGTAACCTGATATAAAAGCTCCAAAACTGCTAGCAGATGATAATACTACAGATTCACCGCTGCCTGGTAGTACAGTATCTATAGAGAGTGTCTGTAGATCTAGATTAAACGATACGCCATTAGCGCCGCGGAATAATGCACGAGATCCAATACTATAAAATATTCGAGAGGTATAATTGCTGTTAATTAGTTGCTGTGAGAGTGAGTGTCTAGATTCTCTAACTATATCCCCATTATAATTAACTCTCAGTAGCCTGCCTCCACCCAGATCGCCTCCAACATTATCAGCGCATACTAAAACCGCATCACCACTTTGTGTTAAATAGCAGACATCTTTAATTTCAGTTATACTTGAAAATGTATTACGCTTTACTAACTTAAAATTATTATCATAATAATTTAATGAATTACCATCAGCTAGAATAGTGAATGGAGTAAAGTAGAAATTCTTAAGAACTGACATACCTACATTATATACATTACCTACTAGCTGATGTGCCTTAGTGGTTACTATATCAGGTGTATTCAATCCAAATGAGATTGACATAGAGCCTTGATCTGCAGCCAGTTGCGATGGGAAGGTAAATTCATCGTATGACTTACCATCCAAGACTATCTTAGATTGGTCTGATAAAATACTTTCTGTGACAGTACTTCTTGTATTAAATGTGTTCTTTATTAGTTTATTAGACACCCCTTGCAAGGTTTTATTAACATACGATTTACCTATTCTCGCGTAATAATATGTATTATCTGGCTCTAAAGATAGAGTACTACGCACATCATAATAATACATATTATTATCACCTAAACCATACGCGGAGGATATCTGCTGGATTTGAGTAGTATAGGGGTTTACAGCACCAGTTAGCGCTGAAACTTTAGATTTAAAGTTAGGTAAATAATACCTATCATACCACACACCTGCGACATTATCATCATATAACCAGCTACATAAAAATGTGCCATTATCTTCATTTCTTGTGTTATTATTACTTTCGTCTAATAATTTATACACCCTGTCGCTATAATAGGGTGAGTTAGCAGCGTACGCTCCTGACTCTTGAAGCCCTGCATCATTTATATTAATACTCTTAAATGGTAGAATATTATCAGGTAATTTAAATTTGGTATATTTATCTGGGGTAAATCTATACTCCGCTGTGTAAAAATTATAATTAAGCTTTAAATCTTCGTCGGATGTTTCTCTAACTTCGTCATTTAAAATGCTTGTGTAGTAGCGTTGCTGCTGCGGACGCTCAAACGGTAAGTTTTTATTTACATTATAGTTGTTTGATATTTGATTTTTAAGGTTAAAATAGCTTAAACTACCTATAATATCGCTCCCCGATAAATAATTTTGCTCATATTTATTATAGAAAATAAAATTATATTTTTGATTTGGAATTGATTTGCTATTATTAATAGTAAGGTCGGAATTATAATAATTAAAATTATTACTATATATACTATAATCGGTATCGATTACATTTGACTTATCGAATGTAAATGCAGCCGCAGCTAGTTGAGTATTATTAAATGCTGAAATTGCTGTTAAAGTTGACGCTTGAGAACCTATTATATATTGAGCAGTCAGCGATGGTATATATATTGTATTATTATATAAAGATAATAATGCGGTACCATCGCTAATTGCTATATTGAATGTAGCTCTAGTATAATTTGGGTCTGTAGCTGTATTAATAGTATCGAATTTAATATCTAAATTTGTAGTATTACCCGCGTCCGTCTGTACTAAGTATTTTTTATATATACCATCATAAGTCCATATCCGACATGTCGACTGAGTATTAATAATATTGCTACTTAAATCAACGACAAAACTCTGATTATTAAAAGGGTTTAGATCTCCCGTAGAGAGTGATGATAATGTGGCTGTTGATGATAAAGACGTATTATTCTTTAGGATTGTTAAATATTTACTCGGATCATCTGCAAAATTTAAACTACTTATAAAACTAAAATTTAAATTCTCACTAAAATTTAAATCAAATATTTCTGTTTCAGTTTTTGTATCAGTTAGGTAATTTGATGTATAATTTTTATTCTTTACGTCGTTACTGGTTGCCAGGAAATTATATTCTAAGAAGAAATTTCCTTGAGCTGTCGCGTACTTCGAAGGTATACTTAAATCTAAACTTCTATCGCGATCCTTTAAGCTAAATTTAATTGGTCTTAAATCACTATAATTTTTTTGTATAACCGTTGCCATTAATTATATTTAATACGAATATGTATTAATACATTATGTTATGACGTCGATAAGTCGCCTGTAAGAGTATATAGCTGATTACCCAAATATGTGAGATCTATCTTAGAATATATACCAGCTGACGATAGTGAGCTATTGAGACTACCTACGGTTACCCCGAGGCCTGCCGAAACAACCATCGTCGCAGTTCCTAGCTGAATAAATGATTTGGTAAATCCAGCATAATTTGATATATTAGGTACAGTAATGGTAAGTTTTGGCGCTGCATTGGATGATAATGCATGTACATAGTGACCTTGACTTGAAACTACCGTATAATTAGTAGTTATAGTTGTAGGTTGGAAGCCGGTATTTGGGGTAAACAGCGATTCAATCACATCATAAACATGCCAAGCATAATCGCGATCAGCATCTATAATAGAACTACTAGCTTGAATAACGATATCACCGCTAATATTAGCATTACCGGTAGTTGTGATGCTAGGTAAATTATTAGAAAAGCTATCAACTGTTATACTTTTTGATAGGTTATTATTTACAATATAAAGCTTATCAGCCGAGGATGGTACTGTAATATTTGGTAGGTCTGTTAATTTAGCATCAGGCATATAATTATTTAGTTGTATTATACAATAGTACCATTAATTGTTATGTTTTTTAGTTCCATCGGTCTTACTCCTGAATAACTAAAACCTATTCTAAAATATTGAGGTATATTATCCAGAGGTATATCTGTATTAAAAGTCTTAGCAGTTTCTATTAACTCAGGTGTTCTATTATATATTACAACATCCTGTAAGTGCCGCTTAAAGCCAATAGAAAATATATTAAATGTCTTATCAACTACTAACCTATCTTCAATACTATCTACCGCAATAGAGCCTTTATAGTTAAAAGTAGATAAATCCTCTACAAGCGTTCTTAATACAATATTACCAGGTTCGAGTGATGATGTACCGCCTATAAACTGGTCTAATGCTCCATTAAGTGATGGTTCACCATCCCCGGTACCGCTGAGCCCGAAGTATCCGCTTTGATCTAACGCCGCTATTAAGAACATACCTGAAACTGCACTGTTCGAGGCTTGTGTTGTATCTGTAACTAAGTTTAGGCCTGGGTTATATATCTGTGAACCACCGCCAGCCAAAACGCTAGTAACAGCATCATCAACTAAGAATACCGCTAAACCATCTACAGCTGATATACCAGGCACAGAGTCACTAGCAATATTAAGTATAAAATCTCCTCCATCTTCTAATACCAAGTAGTTTTGACTCTGCGTCAATAAGGTACCTAAATTTTCAGTTTCAGGTGATGTATAGAGAAATGATAGAGTAGTATCATCTGTTGCCTTAAAGGCTTGCGTATATAGTATGTTACTTGATATCACATTAATATTTAATTTTAAAACTTGATATATAAACTATCTTACACTATAATTATGGTATGAGTAAGTATAATACTATAAGAGAGCAGTTACGTGTGGAAGCAGATAGGAAATATCAAGGGGCAATTGAAACATATCTACTCGATATTGAGCGTAGAAGTATGCAAGATGAATTCTGTACACAATATATTAAATTATTAGATGTTGGGTTTCATCCATATGACTGTTTAATTGCATTTATGAAAGGAGTTAAATAATATGCACGGTGGAACAGCTTACAGTTATAATGATATCGCCCTACAACCAGCTTACTCAGATATTAAATCTCGATCTAGCTTAGATGCATCAGTAGATTTTTTAGGTTACAAATTTGAGAGTGCAGCTATTCCAGCTAATATGAAATGTACCATCGACTTTAAGAAAGCTAAAGAATTAAGTGAGGCTGGTTACTTTTATGTATTGCATAGATTCTATGAATATGATGATATCTTAGATTGGGTTCAAAATAATCAAGACCTTAAAACTATTTCAATTTCTATCGGAGTTAACAAGAAAGATTATAACCTGATTGATAAATTAGTAGAGAAAAAATTATATGTCGATTTTATTACCATTGACGTTGCTCATGGTCATCATATCTTAGTAAAGAATCTGATTACGTATATTAAAAATAAATGGAATGTAAAGATTATTGCAGGTAATGTAGGTACATATGAAGCTGCTCGAGACTTATACGACTGGGGAGCTGATGCTGTTAAAATTGGATTGTCGATGGGTAAGAGCTGCACAACGTACAATTGTACAGGTGTTGGAACCCCTATGTTTAGCGCAGTATTCTCTGCAGCACGTAAGAAATTTGCTAAGTTTATAGTTAATCATCACGGTGGTATTGCTGGTGAGACTAAAGAGGTATCGATTCCAGTTATTGCTGATGGTCAGATTAGAGAAGTTGGTGATGTTTGTAAGGCTCTAGTAGCTGGGGCAGATATGGTAATGATTGGTTCTGAATTTGCTAAGTGCTCTGATAGCCCTGCAGATATTCTTGGAGGAGCAGCATTTAATAATGAGAGTAAGAAAGTATTCTTCGGTAGTGCTTCATCGACTAATAAAGGTCATAATGGGTTTATAGAAGGTCAGACAGTTCTGTTAGATATGAGAGATGAAACATACTTGCAATATTTTAATCGTATTAATGAAGGTGTTCAGAGCTGTATGAGTTATGCAGGTATTCGTGAAATTAATGACCTATCTGCCATGGATTTTAAGTACCGTTTTAGTAATTAATATATATGTCAAAAAAAGATAATTACATAATCTTTAACCCCGAAGGTGGGTTAGGTAAAATTATTGCATCAACTGCAGTAGTAAGGTCAATTAAAGAACAGTATCCTAATTATAAGATCGTTGTAATTACACCATGGCCGGAAGTATACTTAAATAACCCTAACGTTTATAGAGTATTTAGATCAGGCAATACTCCGTACTTCTATAAGGATTATATTAAAGACAGATCTTCTATAGTATTCAAAGGTGAGCCATACTTTAATACAGGTCACCTATATAACAATCAGCATTTAATTAAATCGTGGTGTGAAACTCATAATATAGAATATGATGGCAATAGTAAACCTGAATTATTTTTTACACAAATTGAATATTCAAAAGCTCGGAGCAGTATAGTTAAAGAGAAGCCTATACTAATTATGCAAACTAACGGTGGTATGTATAATAGTGATAAGGATTATTGCTGGGCTAGAGATATACCGTTTACACAAGCTCAGCACTTAGTTAACGAATTTAGCAAAAACTTCAGTGTATTGCATGTTACAAGACCTAATTGTAGAAAATTAATAAATACTGATACGGTTAATGAGCTCGATAAAAGATCTTTAATGTTACTATTGACTATATCTCAAAAACGGTTATTAATTGATAGTTGTTTACAACATGCAGCTGCAGCACTAGATCTACCATCAACGGTATTATGGGTGGCAACAAGTCCTGAAGTATTTGGATATGATATGCATGATAATATTAAACCCGCAATTAGTATGCAAGATTCAAACACAAATTATATAGATAGTTTATTCTTTGATTACGACTTTAACGGACCAGAGCATGAATATCCATTTGAATCAGCTGATATTTTCAACTTGCAGGAAGTTTATAACAGTGTTGTCAAGTAATGAAAGATATCTATTTCAACTCCTCAATGCCTAGAGCCTGTAGTACATTACTACAGAATATTTTTAATCAGAATCCTGATTTTTATGCTACCCCTACTGATGGTGCTTTAGAGTTATTAGCTGGGGCAAGAGAGAGATTTACAAATTCATCTGAGTTTAAAGCCGCAGTTGATCAGGATCTTGCATTACAATCTTGGCGTAGCTTTTGTAGAGGAGGTTTAAACGAATATGTAAACACCTTAACCGATAGACCAAATATTGTGTTAAAGAGTAGGGGCTGGAAAGGTAATGTTAAATGGGTAGAAAATATTCTTGAAGCTAAGCCTAAAATATTCTGCATGGTTAGAGACTTAAAGTGTATAGCAGCATCGTTCGAGAAGCTACACAGAAAGAATCCAGATAAAACATCTCAATGGTTAATTGAATCTGAAGTTAGAGGTACAACGGTCTTTAAGAGAACTGATATGTATATGAAAAATATGCCAGTTAATATATCTTTAGATAGAATTCAAGAGTTAATTGAGATGGGATTAGATGGTAGTGTAATGTTTATACGAGCAGAAGATTTAACTTCAAGACCTCAAGAAATAATGGATGAGGTATATAAGGTATTAGAGGTAAAGTCATACATACATAACTTTGATAACATCGAACAAACAACTAAAGAGAACGACGTGATACATGCATTAGACAATGATCTACACACTATACGTAAGAAGGTAGAGCCTCTAGTAAATGATTCAGAAGAAATATTAGGAGAAGCTGCTTGTAACTTTATCGATACTGAATATGCGTGGTATCAGAGGTATTTCGGCTATATTAGCTAGCTGCTGTAATAATACCATTTGTAACAGTAATTGATGTGCACCCAGCAATATCACCGGTAAATCCATTACCAGCAGCGATTGTACCTTGAGCTGTTAAATTATTAACAAACGTTGTACAAGCTGCACTTGATGTTATATTACTACCGATAATAAATGATTCTGTATGAGCTGAAAGTATTACATTAGTTGTACCTCCTAAGATCGCAGAAAAGTTAGCGCAAGCTGTATTACGACAACCACCAACTACGCTAGAACTATCGCCGCTAGCTTCATTACCATAATAACCGCCACCACCACCAACAAATGAATAACCACCACTAGCTGTATTACCCTGATAACCACCACCACCAACCACGACTGATCTAAGACCGCGCGCCAGATTATTAACACCACCACCTACAAATGAAGTATCACCACAAGCTGTATTACGATGACCACCAGCTACGTTAGAGAAAAAACCATTAGCGCAATTTTTATAACCACCACCTACAAATGAATAATTACCACATGCTATATTAAAATAACCACCAGCAACAGTATCACTACCATCACATGCTTTATTATTAGAACCACCTGCAACGTTAGAGTAACATCCGAATGCATAATTATAAGTACCGCCAGCTACGTTAGAAAAGTCACATAAAGCTTTATTACTACTACCACCAGCTACGTTAGAGAAACATCCGCTAGCTGTATTAGAACAACCACCACCTACGAATGAACTTTCGGCGCTAGCGCTGTTACAAGCACCACCAACTACAGCTGATCTATCACCAGTAGCAATATTTTTACCACTGTAACCAATACAACAACCACCACCACCGACGAATGAATTTTCGCCGCTAGCTATGTTACTATAACCACCGGCTACAGTAGAGTAACGTCCGCTAGCTGTACCACTTAAACCACCAGCTACATTAGAATAATTACCGATAGCTTGATTACTTTTACCACCACCAATAAATGCATTATGACCGCTTAAACCAATTGGATATGGCTCATCAGGAGCTCCAGATAATGCTGGGTTAGTACCGGTATAATTTAATTCGCCACCAGCTACAATTGAACGATTACCGCTTGCTGAGTTACAGCGACCACCAACTACGCTAGAACTATCGCCGCTAGCTATGTTATAGTAACCATTACCTACAAATGCATAAAAATTGCATGCTTTATTAAGAGTACCATTAACAACAGCAGTATTCATTCCATTTGCTCTATTACCAAGACCATTCCCAATAAATGAATAATCATCTTGAGCGCAATTACTAAAACCACCAGCTACATTAGATTGTAAACCGGTAGCTGCATTATATGCACCACCAGCTACGTTAGAACAATTACCGCGAGCTGCGTTAAACTTACCACCAGCTATGTTTGAATGTGTACCACATGCTATATTAAATAATCCACCGGCTACATTTGAATAAGCACTCATCGCTCTATTACCAGAACCACCAGCAATGGTTGAGAAATTACCACCAGCAATGTTAGAATCTCCAGGTGTATAAGAACTACCACCTCCAACAAATGAAAAGGCACCAGATGCTACATTTTCAAAACCACCTCCAACGAATGAAGAAGCTCCAGATGCTACATTACCGCAACCACCGGCTACAGCTGAACAATTACCGCTAGCTTGATTATTATTACCACCTCCAATAAACGATTGACTGCTTAATGCTCTATTATTGGTACCTCCAGCGACAGTAGCCTGACTAGCGCAAGCTCGATTACCACTACCGCCTCCAATAAATGAACCGGAACCACCAGCGATGGAATTAGACGACCCACCAGCGATAGTTGAATAACTACTACAATTGCAATTATAGTATCCATGTAATATAACTGCGCCATCATAAAAACCGCTACCGCTATTAACTGTGTTATACGCACCACCACCTACGGTATCCAAACTACCAATGGCGGAATTTTCAAAACCACCAGCTACGTTAGACCGGCAACCGCTAGCGCAATTATTATTACCACCAGCTACATTAGAGGTATAACCGCTAGCTGCATTATTAGCGCCACCAGCAACATTTGCAAAATCATTACTGACTGTATTACCAAAACCACCAGCTACATTAGAGTTAATACCACTAGCTGTATTACTAGAACCACCAGCTACGTTAGAATAATTAGCAGTTGCTGAGTTACAGCGACCACCGCCAATAAATGAACCAGTACTAAGTGCTGTATTACATGTACCCCCGGCTATAGTAGCGCCATTACTATTTACTTTATTATAGCATCCACCTCCAATAGTACCATGAGTGCCTAACGAGTATATTTTATTTTTAGCTCCACCGCCAATTGTTGTACAATATGTAAATGACTCATTGCAATAACCACCACCAATAACATTATATTGGCCTGTAGAGGCATTATCTACCCCACCTCCAATAGTTGAACCTATACCGGCAGCGCTGTTTGAATGGCCACCTCCAATAGTTGATCTTGCAGAGGTTGTGCAATTGAATGTACCTCCCCCTATTACACTATCAGTATTGCCAGTTCTATTCCATCTACCCCCAGTGATTGAACTGCCGGATAGGACGATTTGATTATTACTACCACCACCTATAAATGAATTTGAAGCACTTAAAAATATTGTATTATTATTGCCACCGACAATACTCGAGTTAGCTCCAGATATAGCGGAGTTTAGCCCTCCACCAATAAACCCGTTAGAGTCTAAGACCGTATTCGAAAACGCATTGCCTATTATCTGCGCGGCAGATATATTACCAACACTTAAACTACGGGAGGTGGTATTGCCGGATTCTAAAACTGAATCAATATTACCACTACCAGTTGACTGGGTAATAAATATATCGGTTAAATTCTGACCTCCAGATATATATCCTATTGAATTAATACCAGTTGGGATGTCAAACTTATTTGCCGCAATAGTGTTATCAACGGATAACATATTAGTAGTAGTGTTACCGTTATCGGTTATTTGCTGCAGATTACCTAAGCCTGATAATCCTGTGTTTATTAAACTTGTGACATCTATACCACCTGATATCAATCGACCACAAGTACTCATATCACCGGCAGCAGTTATATTATTTGAGGCGTTTAAATTTCTAGACCCGATATTCTCAGTAACGTTTAAGCAGCCGGTTACATTTATATCACCTGTTGTGCAAAAGAAAGGTGCGTCTGTTATAACAAAAGATTGAATTTTAGTAAGATCTGTACGAACTGTATCTAAGCCCGAAATACACGTCGGGGTAACCTGGTCAATAATAAAATTTTCATCTCCTCTCAAGTCTCCTGAGATGCTTAAGTCCGTTATACGTTTGTTTGCCATTTAATAATATTTATAGTTTAATCTTCATATTCACTACTATCTTCATCTAAATAATCTATATAGCTATCAACAAATTGAGGTGAGCTAGCTACAACTGTCATTATACCAGGTGTTAGCTCCTTTACAAACGTGATATCCAGCAGTAAGATGTCAGATTTTAAAATCTTGAAAATTTCATCCAAATAATCTACCTGCACCTCTAATAGAATTGTATCTCTCTCGTAATCAACGAAATAATCATCGGTAAATTCACTAATATTACCCTTGACGTCAAAAAATATATCTTCAACCATATAGATATTTATCGGAACTATGATATAATAATGTATGGCTAGAAAGAAAAAGATATATAATTACGAGTTTATTGATTGCAAGCAATCTTTACCGAGTTCTGTGTTGGTTAAATGCTCCAAGACAGGCGAACAGGTAAGGATGTACCATAAGCAATTAATTAAGCTTATACAAAATAAGTATCGCAATAACTGGAGCTTATTCAAAGCGTCTTATATTAAGAAAGGTAATAAGACTGATCCTGATGTTGATACTAGTGAAGAGTATAATACGCGCCCGGAAGGCTATCGTAAATATCTCATTACTAGCTATATGTGGTTCAAGCAAGAGATAGGTCTGGATGCATCACAAAAAGCAGCAAAGTTAGAGTTTCTGGATAAGTGCTATTACAATCGCTGGGGCGAGGGATTAGAGCAGGTAATAGCTAGAGCTGATATGGAACTATAATATAATGAAGAAGATATTATACGATATTGGTGTAATATTGTGCATTGCAGCAGTCTTACCGCTCATCGCAGTTTGGTCCGGAATTGTTGCAATGTATTATACATGCACAGCTTTACCTGGAGATCTCTTAGCTCTTGCCGAGAGAATATATTACGATAAGGAACAGTGATATAATTGTTATGTAAGAAAGATTAATAACAAACCCAATAATATATGAACTTAAATTATACAGCTACAGACTTCAAGAAAGTATCCGAAAAGTACCGGTAATATAGCGTCGATATGATAGCGTCGGTATAAATATATATATATGATTGGATTTATATATGAAACGACGAACTTAATAACTAACCAAAAATATATAGGTAAAAGGCAGACTAATTGGGGTAAGCATAAAATCGATGAGTATCTCGGAAGCAGTAAATTGCTTCGTGAAGATATAATAAAGTATGGTAAAGAGAATTTTTTACGAGAGATCATCGACACCGCTGAAACTAAAGAAGAGTTAGCAGAACTCGAGGTAAAATATTTAAAAGATAGAGATGTAGTACGTAAGGATGACTACTACAATAAATCAATCCCTAGAACCGCATGGTGGAAAGATGGTTGGCATCAGAGATCAAAACAATCTCCAGAGTTAATAGAAAAAAGAGCGAGTAAAATGAGAGGTGTTAAGAGAGATAAATACAATATGACTGTAAAGTTTCGAAATATGACTGCAGAAAGATCAGCTCAAATTATAGAGCTACATGAGCAGGGTATGACCCCGTGGCAGATACAGAGCGAAATTAAATATAACGCTGTAAGTGTAGGGGAATTCTTAAAATCAAAAGGGTTTACCCCTAATAAAAGTAGAGGCAAACAATTGATATGGACTAAAACGCAAGAAGAGGAACTAATAAGATTATATAAAAGCGGTTACTCGTCAACTCAGCTAGCTAATCATACCGGTAGGACTGTCACTAGAATTACAGATAAATTAAAAGAACTTAACATGTCTATTAGAGACTCTAATTGGTATAAGAGTAATCGGAACACTGATATAATTATAGAGTAACAAATATTAACAATAACAATACTAATATATATGAACTTAAATTACGCAGCTACCGACTTCAAGAAAGTATCAGATATCGTCATTCCGGAAATTTTCTTCCGTAGATACAAAAGCGGTATTACCTCGATCGACGAATTGTTCGGTGAAGGGATTTTACCTGGTTCATCAATTACGATGTGTGCTTCTGCTGGTTGTGGTAAGACTACGCTACTATTGCAAATCTTAGAAGGTTTTGCTGCAAATGATTACGCTACTGCTTATGCTTCAGGTGAAGAAAATACAGCTCAGTTAGCGTTTACTTGCAATCGTATCGGTGTTAAGAATGTAGCAGTTGCTAATATGACTGATATTGATGATTTAGCTGCTCAGATGGAGCA